CACGGAGAAAACAAGACGGGAGCTTTTTTCTTACAATCCCTTGAGCAGTTTTTTATATAATTATGTCAGCAACTAAAGATAAATTCCTATCCGCCTCCAGAATAAAGACTCTGGAAACCTGCAGCTGGGTATACTGGTGCAAATACCATCTCCACCTTCCCGACAGATCTAATTCTGGAGCACTTAGGGGGACAGTTTGCCATAGTATTTTCGAATTCCTCTTGAGGGATAGGCACAGGAAACACTACGACGCCATCCTTAAGGCGGACTCGATTGAGGGCTCTAAAGCTGTGGCAAGATATATACATTCATATCTACGCAAGTGTGATATCGAGAATTTCGGTAATGAAACCTACCAAGAGAACTACGATCTCATAAACGACATGATCGTTGTGGGTCTCAAAAATGATTTTTTTGGTGACGAACTATTGATAGACAGTAACCCCCATATAGAGAAGCCCGAGCAGGAGTTCGAGATAACGAACAGAAAACCCAAGTATAAAATAAGAGGCTTCATGGACAAGCCCATACAATACAAAGACAAAAAAGAGGTAAGAATAGTTGACTATAAATCAAGCAAATACAAATTCAGAGGGGACGATCTAACTTCAAATGTCCAAGCGATGATGTATTCATTAGCTTCCTTAAAACTCTGGCCCAAACTTAAGCCGGTGGTAGAATTTTTATTCCTGAGATTCCCGAGGCAACCCGTACAGCGATTAGAATTCTCGAAAGAGCAGCTTAAAGGCTTTGAGCATTATCTCGAGCAAGTATACAAGGTAATAAACAACTTCTCAGAAAAAGATTCAGTTTCCAACTTCGCAATCGATGGCGGCTGGAAGACCAAATGGATGTGTGGCCCAACCAAAAGTGGATGGGAGTGCCCCCTAAAGAACAGCTTCGAATATTACGTTCTGAAAAATAACAGGGGCAAAGTGATAAAATCGTCGCTCAAAAATGATTTAGTCACTGAAAAAAAGGGGCAGAAAATAGAAAAACTCTGGTACGATGGTTGCCCTAAGTTCAATGGCTCCGAAGGGAACGGGGGGTCGCTCCAAGATGACCCGTTTGATTGGTAATCTTTGTTGACTTTATTTTAGTATGATGCTATGGTTAGGGCATGAAAGTATTACCTCTGTTTAAGAGCCACTATTCCTTAGGCAGAAGCATTCTCACTCTCGAAGAAGAAGACTCCTCGATTAAGGGCGGCCCCCGCTCAATCGTTGATATCTGCAAGGAGAACGACATAGATAAGCCATTCCTTATCGAAGATAGCATGGGTGGATTTCTTCAGGCTTATACAAATTTTTCTAATTTAAAAATAAATTTTGTCTTTGGTCTTCGAATAACCTTTTGCCCAGACATAACTATCAAAGACGAAGAGTCCCTAAATCAAAGCTCCAAATACGTAATTCTTTCCAGAAATTCTTCTGGCTACAAGAGGCTCATTAAAATTTATAGCTGTGCCGCTAAAGAAGGCTTCTACTATAACCCCCGTATGGATTTCGAAAATCTAAAGAAGTTCTGGTCCAACAAGGATCTGATGCTTGCCGTACCGTTTTATGATTCATTTATCTATAAAAATTTATTAACATACAACGCCTGTGTTCCAGACTTTAGCTTCACTGATCCAATTTTTTTTACTGAAGAAAATACGCTGCCCTTCGACAACCTAATTCAACAAAAAGTAGAAAAATACTGCGATGACAAGTTCGAAATAAGAAAAGCTAAAAGCATTTTCTACGAAAAGAAAAAAGACTTTAAGGCTTATCTTACCTTCAGGTGCATCAACAACCGAAGCACGTTAAATAAACCGCAGTTCGATCATATGTGTAGCGACGAATTCTGTGTGGAAGAATGGATTAAGAGCAATGCATAAGCCAATCAATAGAGCGCTCATGTCTCCTGATGAATGCGAAGAAATCGTAAAAGAAATTTACGAGTTAGAGAAGTATTGGACTAAAAGAAGCTCCGTCCAATATACCCTAGGCCTAGCGTCATACATGGATTGCGGTTTAGAAACGAGGAACTACTTTAACCCCACAAAGATGCACAACAATAACGAGCTACTACAAGCGCGTTTTTCTGAGCTCTATGAGCGGCTAACTTTTTTCCTTGGGGACCTGCTCGGCACTAGAACGTACCTTTATGATAAAGCTGCGCATCCGGGGTTCCATATATATCCCCCATCAACACTATGGACGGGAGAAACATTTAATCTTGCCGCCATTCATAAAGACATACAATTTAAAGATGTATTCCCAGAAGAAAAATGTACCAAGCAAAATCTAACCTCATTCACCCTCTCCTTGAGGCTCCCAGAGGAACAAAGCGGTAGCGGCATGAACATATGGCCTAACGGCAAAAAAGAAAAAAAAGAATTCATCAAGTACAAGGAGGGATACATAGCCGTACACAGCGGCCTAACCACCCACCAAGCAGTCATAGGAAGCTGCCTTAAACGCCCTAGGATCACCCTACAGGGCCACGGATTCACAAACAAGGGTGAGACACTACTTTATTGGTAATATGGACAACGAACTACTAAGATTCAATAACAGAAAAAACCTAGTTTTGGTTGATTTCGAAACGGAAAACCTTTGCCTACACGGAGAAGAGAACTTGCCTTGGCAAGCAGCTATGATTAAATCGGTGGACGGTAAGTCGGTAGACCACAAAAATTTCTTCGTCAAATGGCATAGGGAACTCAAGGTAAGCAAAGAAGCGGCAAGAATAACCAGATTCAGCCCCACAGATCATAAAAAGAAAGCTCTCCCAATCGAGGATATATTTCCCACTATGAGAGACTGGTTCGATAAAGCGGATTACATCATAGGGCACAACATATTGGGTTTCGATATTTATTTAATGAGGTATATTTATTCCTACATGGGAGAAGATTACACGCCGCTCATGCATAAAATTATCGACACCAATTGCATAGCTAAAGGTATCAAGTTCGGCATCTTCTACAAGCCCGAGGAGAACTTCTTGGAGTACCAATACAAAATCATGCACACAAGAAGGAAGGGAGTTAGGACCAGTTTAGCTTACTTAGGTAAAGAGTTCAAAATAGAACATAATTCTGACAACTTGCATGATGCCATAGTCGACTTGGAATTAAATCTAAAAGTTTGGAATCAGTTAAAATATCAGATTGAACTTTAAGGGTAATCTGACCCCTTTATGATGGCTTCATCGTGGGCGTTATAGGAAACCGCAGAGCTACTATCATATTCCAAGGCTTTTCCAGCGTACCCACCACGCGAGGCCGAGATGGATGATATGCTTACCACTGGGATATCTATTAGGTCGCCACCATATGGACTAGAGATTGTCTTGCCCGGATAATTATAGTTGCCGCCACGGCTCCCGTAGCTTCCGCCAGCAACCCCATTGCTATAACTTCCGAACACAGAGTCCGCACTGGACCCATCCACGTTACTATTGAGAAGCACCGTGCAATCGTCTCCCCCTTGGTACTTGGCCTTGAAGTCTTCGCTGGTGGGCTTACCCACGCTAAAGGAGTTGGTCGCCCCACCCCCTCCCGCCTCAAGCCCTGCTGCGCTTGCGCCGTCGGTAGAGATTGACGCATTTCTTGCGTTGTATGAGAACACAGCGGACCCCTTAACTGTTATTGCTTTTGTCACGTAGTCTTTTAAGAACGGCTGAGAAGCCCAATAAACGCCAAACCATGTACCGTTGACATTCCAAGAATAATTTTCTAAATTTTGAGCCTTCGTTGTCAAGACTCCTGCGTATTGGTCATCTTCAACTGCTGGTTTTGGTCCAGAAGCGTCCTCCTCGTAATACGTTCTGCTTCCCAGAGTATCTGTTTCTAGTCCATTTATTTTAAATTTTTGAACGCTCTCCGTTTCGGTGCACTGCGGTGTTAAGACACTTTGATCCAAAGCTAATGACATTATTTTGTAATCCTTTGATATTTTTTCTAGCGGAAGCTCGCTGCTCGAAGAAAACTCATCAAAATCTCCCGCTTCTCCAAATGGAGCTCCCCCTCCTCCAGCGCCTCCGTTTCCGAAGTCCATTACCATCCAGCCCTCTCTGATTGGCGCTCCATTTAGTCCCCCAAAAGTGGCGGCCCCTCCTAAGGAAACTAAAAATGGTCCGCCTGTTTGCTCTATGTAATTCATGTAGGCTCTTACCATAGGTAGACCCGCCGCTCCTCCGCCGCCTCCTCCCCATATGTTTCCGTGATTATGCACAACCACGTTTGTCTCTTGAATTTTTATTGCGGTCCCCCCGTTTTCTCCGTGAACTGTATGTATCTCGTTCCATTTAAGTGGTCCTTTAGAATCATTAAGCGCAGCACGAAGAGGCGAATAAGCGCTCCCCCCTTTTCCTCCCATTCCAGCAATTGTACCGTAGTTGTTTATGAGCACAGTTGTGCCTGCCCCAAAGTCTGCTATATATAGCGCGGGTGAATAGTCGTCTTCTCCATCTCTTTCTCCCAGTATAACCGCAGATGAATCTACATTTAGAGTAATTGAAAACGGATAGATCGAAAGAAGTTCTTCGGAATATGACGTTTGCTCGATAGCTAGTTGCCTTAAGCTCAATGAGACGTGAATCCCCTCTTCTACCGTAAGCGTTATGCTTATTTCTATAGTTCCCTCCGGTAAATGAACAAGCTCCCAGCCCGTGTTTGTCTTTTGAAATACCTGTTTGGCTTTTTGCCAAGAACTATCGTGTTTTACGTGCCAAAATCTAGCTTTTGAGAATCCATCCCCATGCCTCTTGTAGGTTTTCCTAAGTAAGTCCATTTAAATCACGAACCATAGGTCGCCCTCTTTACCGCTTGCTGTCGCTGGGTTATCGACGCTTACCCAATGCTGGGCATAGGCTCCATTATACACGCTTGCACCATCGCCCTCGTTTTTTACCAAAATTTCGTCATAATACGCTATGTTTCCAAGGTCTAATGTCCCGCCGACTGGTTCCACATTAACGCCCCTAGCTCTCCCCACGCGTACAGGCACGGTTGATGGGGTATAGAACCCAGCGTCATTGTTTAGGGCTGAAGTTTCTATATTTGGTGCGAGTGAGTTAGCTAAGTCCCCCTCTCTTGTATGAAGGTACAAGCCAGAGGCGCTATTATACGTAATGAAATCGCCATCCTGAGGCGGATCAAATTCCCCGCTTTTTACCCTAACTAAATTAACCTTATTGAGTGCCATGTTACTATTATAGTAAAAATTACACCATTTCATGCTAAAAAATATGTTTGACTATGTGTCAGAATTGGGTTAATATCTTAATTATGAGCTCAATGGACTACGTGTTCGACCTGACAGACAAACTTGAAGAAAATGACATTCAGTATGTTATGACTACTCTGAGAGGCGGTGAAAAAGTAGACAAAATAGACGTTTATTATTCAATTACAGACCCGCTATCGAGAAAAGAATTAGCCACGGTATTGGGAAAAATTTCCGAAGACCTCCTAACCAAAACAGACGAAGATATTCAAAAAGAGCGTATAATTACGCCAGAAGATTATGAAGATTATGAAGCTGACGACGAAGAAGAAGACGATTTCTTTAAAGATGACTCCGAAGACTAAAAAGGACAGCTTTTTAGAAAGATTCTCTCCGCTAGACTTACCCATGCACGGGGTAAGGCTGCCTGAGTTTAAAATTTCTAATAAATATAAACACAAGCACAAAGTAAGCGAAGACGTTAATAACTTTGACTTCCTTAGAGCTATTTGCCTAGAGGGATTCAAGAAACTCGACGTTAAAAAGAGCTCCGCAGACTACGACAAATATGTAGCAAGAACAAAATATGAACTTAAGACCCTCAAAGATTTGGGCTTTGTGGATTACATATTGCTCGTTTGGAACGTTATCAATTTTTGTAAAGAAAACGATATTCCTACTGGGGTTGGCCGTGGTTCCGCCGCTGGTAGCTTGGTTCTTTTTCTTATCGGAGCAACCGGAATAGACCCCGTTAAAAATGATTTGTATTTTGAGAGATTTATCTCCAAAACTAGAGCAAAAAAGAAAGAGGTAGACGGGGTAACCTATCTAGACGGCTCCCTAATGTGCGACGTCGACATAGATGTCTGTTATCACAACAGACAAAGAGTACTTCGCTATCTAGAAGAGCTTTTCAAGGGGAGGACCTCTAAGATCATAACATTTAATACCCTCAGCAGCAAGTTGCTCATTAAAGAGTGCGGCAAAATAGTCGGTGAAAAAACAGAGCAGGAAATGAACACTGTTTCCTCGCTTATCCCCAAGGTCTTTGGTCAAGTCAAAGACTTAGAGGAGTCACGCGAAGAGGTAGAGAGATTTAAAGAATGGTGCGACAGCAATCAAGAAGTCTATGAAACCGCATTAAAGCTTAGAGGTCTCATAAAAAATAAAGGGGTACACCCTTCTGCCATTTCACTATCTTACGAAGCGATGGATGACTGCTGCCCCACTGAACTATCTTCTGACAAAGATTCCATTTCTTCATATGACATGAACTGGGTTTCAATTTTTAACGTGAAACTGGACGTGCTGGGACTCAGGAGCGTGTCTGTTGTTCACGACGTATGTAAGACACTCGGGATTAAGGTATCCGACATTGATCTCGATGACCTAGGAATTTATAGGAACCTACAAGAATTAAATACCCCTCACGGTCTATTTCAAATTGAAGCAGATACAAATTTCAGGGTATGCCGAGACGTTAAGCCCAAAAATTTGGAAGAGCTCAGTGCTGTATTGGCGCTGGCCAGACCCGGGGCCTTGGCCTTTGCCGATCAGTATGCGAACTACGCAAACCATGGAGTTTACGATCCAATACATCCCTTTTTTGATGAAATTCTAAAACCCACAGGTGGTGTTGCCTTGTACCAAGAGCAACTGATGAAGATGGCACATAAAGTAGGTTTTACCTTGGACGAGTCTGAGATGCTGCGCCGCATCGTTGGTAAAAAGAAGACCTATGAGGTTCGTAAATGGAAAAAGAAAATTAATGACAAAATAACAGAAAATAATCTCGACCCCGAGATTGCTGATGTCTTATGGAAAATTCTTGAGGACTCCGCTAATTATAGTTTCAATAAATCTCACTCTATTGCTTACGCTTCGTTGTCCGCGACTACC